CACGTCAATGTGCTTTGGGAGACGCTATGTTGTCAAGATAGCGTCGACGTGCCTACTCCAGGCACGCCCATCCAGACCCACATAACGTGGGTCGCCGTCCGGTAACTCCCAACCGGGAGCTACCGATTTCTTCAACATGTAACGATTAACATCATGCCTGACATTAATCGCCATGTTGCGCAAGTCGCCACGGAGGAATGAAATGTATAGACCATCAACATTGACGGTCCTACGTTTCATACCCCGTGGTACACATATCCTATCGTCATAGACACTGATTGTGGATGGTTTAACCACCCACCGTCGATAAACCACGGAACCATTACGGTTACGTGATTTAGGTGACCTATGATTAGGGACATGTATACCTGCATCATCGTTCTCCCAAGGAGGAGTAGTGATAAATGGTACACTTCTGATTAAATACCTAAGGGTATTAGTTAGTTGGATACCATGTCGACTACTCCAGCGAAGGAGAGCGTTGATGTAGGCGTAGCGATTCTGTGAGAGGTCCAGTACTTGACAGAAAACTGGCCTGATATCGACGCCTTTAAATGCGTCTAACCCACAAGATTCGCGGAATGGTCCTTCACTAAAGGACTTTGCTGCATTGACGACGAAACCGAAGCGTTTGAGGAGATGGCAAATACGGTCGTAGGCTCTGCCCACGACAATAATGTCATCACCGAAGACGCTCCAGTTCCGTAGTCGATAGTTTCCAAAACTATCCCGTTTACGGCCATTATCCAAAGGAATGGATAGTTGCCTATAAACTGCAGCAACGCAGGCAGAAAAGATTAGTGTTTGTAACGAGAAAGTGAATCCGTTACCCATACTACTAATCATATGAAGATCTATAAACTCCCCAGAAGGGAGTTTACAGGTCCGGCTCCTTACTGACGTGAGCCAAGAGAGAAAATCTCTTGGGAGTATTTCACGTAGTAAAGAAAGGGAAATGGTATCAGAGGCGGATTTAAGGTCGATAGTACAAAAACTACCATCCTTAGATCCTCTCAAAGCCATAGCCCTATTCATTGACTGTTGACTCGCGAGGTCTATATTATAAACCTCACGAAGTCTCTGATCAATGTGCCCACCGATACCCAACTGATACAGCATGTTCAGTGTGGGTTCTGTGCATATAGTTCTGTCTGTCTCATTCGACTTGCGTACGAATGTAAGACGGTTTCCTTCTACAACCCTAGGAGGGCCGTGTATGGCAGAACGATGAAGTTCTGCATTTAACCATACAGGCTTGCTCAGGGTCGTCGCGCGATATGCACGATAGAGGAGCTCGGAAGTCGTCGACAACTTGCTATCGAACAGTTTCGTGTAGAAATCTGTACCGTTAGCAAGAATGTTTGACCCGGGACCAAGTGAACATTTATCAAAAATGTCACAAAAGGAGCCAATAAGGGGAGAATCCCCAGATCGGTTCCAGAAATGATAGATTTCGTTTTTAACGTTACCTATCAATTCATCATCCCAGGACGATTCCGAGATAAACTTATACTGTTTGCAGGCCTCATTGGCCTCGACAAACTTCATCAAAGCAACATCTGAGGCGTCTGAGTTCAATGCATAAACGAATTTCTTCGTACACATTGACTTCATACGTGACCCAGCTGCTACTTTGACGGAGTCGAAGGGGGAGTAATCCCCCGTAAACTCTGATAAGTCCTCTTGAAGGCAGGAAACAACATCACGAGGATTGAAGCCCATCTTGATATACTCCTAAGTGCAGGAACCTCCATAGAAGCAACAATCAAACCGAGGATCTTAGGGTCAATGTCATTATTCACGACAGGCGTATCCCAAAGGGATAAACCATCGTGACCTGACATCTTTGACTCTAAAAGAGCCTTAAGTAAGGTTGATGCATCTACTGCTGGGTGGCCATCTTCGATAGGATTATCGAGGAGATCCATAACTAACCTCGCTTTACTGCGATGATAGTAATGACTGTTAGTGTTATAACTAACGCCACAACAGCAACATCTTCGTAAATCACAGGACAGCGGTAATCAGAGTGTCGCCCAGACCGGACGATACCTGACTAAGCGCTCCTACGACGCACGAGATGAGGGCTCGGACTTCAGCAGCAGAAGCAGTATCAGCGCCGGCAGGAACTTCAATGTTCCCGCGGAAGATACCGACAGCTGCAGGCTGACCAGCTAGCGGAATCATGCCCTTGCGGACAAAGAAACCGTAGTTGTTCCGAGGCACCGACCGCAGCATGCCCGTCACCGGATCAATCGATGCGAGAACCTTCAGGTTAGAAGGCCTCGTAAAGAGGATAGTAAACGGAGAAGCAACTGAATGCGCCGAGGCACCCGTCTGGGTACCCGTAAGCGCAGTAATTGCCCACTGTTTACCAGCCACATTCGGCGGCGGAGTATCAGCGGTAGGAGTATACCCAGGGGTCGTAAAACCCGTTTGGGCACCACCAGTGATGGCGGACAAGGAAATGGTCATAATGACCTCTAGTAGTTAACGAGTTATAAACCTAGTCGCACTACGACCTGAGAAAATCAGGGCGGAGAGATTAGCAAGCTTTGTAACACTAGGGGGAAACCCAGTAAACCTTGGAGGAATCCAAAGGTCTAATAAGGGTGACCGTTCCAAGTGCACGCGGCGAGTTACGACTAGACCGGGTGATCCACCGCCACCTCCATAATTATTACCCTGATTTACACGGGTAAGAAGGTCGGAGTAGGCACCAGTATACGACGTAGTAGTGGATCTCTTAAGAGTTATAGAACCCCAAGAGATACCGTTCTGCATAACGTTGTATGCTGATAAAACATCACCAATGTTGGTGAAGTAGTCGATCAGGAAGGAGTAAGGAATTAACTCCCACACGGTAGGAATAAAGGAACCTAGGTTTAAACCGAAGTTCTGAGTACTCAAACCGGGTGAACGTGACGCCTTAACTTCTAAGCCGATAACACCACGAGCAGAAGTAAACTGTTTGGATACTTTACTCATGTTGAAGGCGGCAGATCCTGCGAGTGTAATCGACGAGACGGAAGGAGAGGTCGGCATTATGTCCTTAGTTACCGAATGCGAGACAACAAAGCGATTTGCTTTGTAGTAATTCGCCTCGGCAAGGGCTTTTGCAGCACCGTCCAAATCCATCATAGTCGGTTTCCACCCAAAGGAATATTCCAGCCAGAGGTCGCCGAGGTATTTATTAGCCGCGGCAACTGCACGTTTACCAGTCAGACCACGCTGTCTAGAACGGACAACCGCCCACCTTGCTGGTGTGCGGGCGTCCTTTATAAACTTGTGGAGATTGTTAATCATGCTATTAGCTGGATGCCTGATCATGTGGATCGCTTCGCGAAGTTCACCCAAGAAGGTACCACCTTGGAAGCTTGTGAGCTCCGAGTTGGCCTTTTTGAGTAAACCTGCGCGAACTGCAGCCATTACAGCTGCATCGAGGGATGCGTCCGTATTCGGCGGATTTTGTAGTGAGAGAACTTTACCCCACTGATGTAGGGTATAAGGACCCACCAAAAATTTCGGCGGAAACGATGTTATAGTGGTCGCCTCTGCACTTGCAGGGACGTCTTTTAACACTGTAACCGAATCTAAAACACGACCCGTCGTGGCCTGCTTAAATTCCTTGATAAGAGACTGATGCATGGGTTCATAAAATCCATTATCAGTCATAGTAACAAGGTTTTCAAACTGGACAGTCGGAGTCGTTTTAACAGATCCATCGACGTTGAAGGACTGAGTCCAATAACGGCGACCTTGATCTGGAGTTTTAGTTTTCGAATATGAACGCATATTACCTCTAGAAGAGAGTTGACCCTACACCTAAACCAGAATGGCAAGGTGCATGTGACATGGAAGTCACAACAAGAGGGAGCCGAAAGGCTCTC